AATCAATGTACAGATGAAATCATCTGCTATCGTTGCTAAAACTAGAAAATTGAAAGCTGTATGGACGCCAGAATTCGCACAGGATTTAAATGCATACCATGCATTAGATGCTGAAGCTGAATTAACTTCAATCTTAAGTGAGTATATTTCATTAGAAATTGACTTAGAGATCTTAGATATGTTAATGGAAAATGCTTCTGCTGGTACTGAAGTATGGTCTGCAGTGAACAACCAAGCTATCTCTAACGTAGGTGGTGTAATTGGACAAGACAATCTAAACTTCTTTAATAGCCAAGGACAATGGTTCCAAACATTAGGAACTAAAATCCAGAAATTATCTAACGTTATTCACCAGAAAACTCTTAGAGGTGGTGCTAACTTTATGGTATTATCTCCATCAGTATCTACAATTATCGAATCAATTCCAGGATTTGGAGCTGACGTAGATGGTGATGTAGAAAAGTCATCTTATGCATTCGGTGTACAAAAGATCGGTGCTTTAGGTGGTGGTAAGATCAAAGTTTACAAAAACCCTTACATGACTGAAAACCAAATCTTATTAGGATTTAGAGGAACTCAGTTCTTAGAAAGTGGTGCTGTATTTGCTCCTTACATTCCATTAATCATGACTCCATTAGTATATGATCCAGATTCATTTACACCACGTAAAGGTCTCTTGACTAGATATGCTAAGAAAATGGTACGTCCTGAATTCTATGGTAAAATTAAAGTGGCTGGTTTAAATACTCTATAGTAGATATTTAACTAATACTTAATAAATTAACCCGGCCTTGTGCCGGGTTTTTTTATCTTTTTCATATTTATAACTAACAATACGTTATGGGTACTATACTTATCTCACTATATTCTTATATTAAACTATACCCGTTTATTAACGTAATTTTACTGTTTGCTTTAACCTTATGTACAACCCTTAAATTAAGAAGTCTATGGCGTCTAAACCGCACACTGACGACGTTTATCGTCCGAAGAGAATTCCAAAAAACCCAATTAAGTTCAAACTCCAACTTAATGCCGAACAAAAAGAAGCAAAATCAGTTATACTTGAAAATACCATTACTTTATTAGCAGGTGGAGCTGGGAGTGGTAAAACACTTTTAGCATGTAATGTCGCCCTGGATGGTTTATTACGAAGACAATATGATAAAATTATAATTACCAGACCTACAGTATCAAAAGAAGAAATAGGATTTCTACCTGGTGATTTAAGAGAAAAAATGGATCCCTGGGTACAACCTATCTATCAAAATTTTTTCCAATTATATGATAAAGTTAAAATTGAGAAACTTATAGACGATGGTAAGATTGAAATTGTTCCTGTATCTTTTATGCGGGGTAGAACATTTTTAGATTCTATGATAATAGTTGATGAAGCACAAAATGTTACTCATGAACAAATGGAAATGATTACTTCACGTTTAGGTTTAAGAAGTAAAATGATGATATGTGGTGATTCACACCAAACAGATTTAAAGAAAAAATCAGATTCTGGGTTTAAATTTTTGTATGCTGCAGCTAGAAAAGTTAAAAATTTAGAAGCAATTACATTACAAACAAATCATAGAGATTCTATTGTAGAAGACTTAATTCAATATTATCAAGAAGCAATTGAAAAAGGCATATCAATAACTACATCAGGATCCTATATTTATAACAATAAGAATTAATTTAATATTTATAACAAAAATAAAACATGAATATCCCCATATATAATGGTAGTCCTGTTTGGTCCTCAGGTTTAACACCTTTTGGATTTTATGATAGTGAACCCCAATTTCAAACTGATGCTGTTAAAGTAGCAAAATTTTGTGCCCAACGTTTAGGGTATCCTTTAACTGATGTAGAACTCCAAGATATGAGTTTCTTTACAGCATTTGAAGAAGCAGTTACTATTTATGGTAATGAATTATATGCTCACATTATTAGAGATAATCAATTATCTTTAGAGGGGCTATCAACGGGTAGCAACTTAAACACTAGTGTAGTTACTCCAAGTTTTGAACCTATCGTCAAATTAACAGAACAGTATGGTGCCGAAGCAGGAAGTGGGGGAAATGTACCTCATTATACAGGTTCATTTATAATGACTGGAAGTCAACAAGATTATGATTTAGCTCAATGGGCAACAGACCAAGGCATTACTAGTAGTATTGAAATTAAAAAAGTATTTTATCAATCTTCTCCCGCAATTACAAGGTATTATGATCCTTATGTAGGAACAGGGTTTGGATCACAAAATATGTTTGATAGTTTTGGGTTTGGAAGCATGAGTCCTGCTATTAACTTTTTAATGATGCCTCTAAATTTTGACTTAGCTGCTATTCAAGCAATTGAATTAAATGATCAGGTACGTAGATCTCAATATAGTTTTGAATTAAAAAACAATAAACTAAGAATATTCCCAATCCCATCTTCGGGAGGTGGTAATTACTGGTTTGAATATATTTTAAGAGAAGAAAGAATACAAAGTAGTGTCACAAACACTCCTGGAAACGTCACCAATGTATCTAATGCCCCTTATAATAACCCAACATATGCTAGTATTAATAGTGTAGGAAGACAATGGATATTTGAGTATACTTTAGCATTAGCTAAAGAGATGTTAGGATATGTAAGAGGAAAATATGGTAATATTCCTATTCCAAACTCTGAGGTTACACTAAACCAATCAGATTTAATTACAGCAGCTACAGCAGAAAAAACAGCTTTAGTAGAAAAATTAAGGGAATATTTCGATCAAACCTCTCGTAAATCTTTACTAGAACGAAGAGCACAAGAAACTGAATTTAAACAAACGGAACTTCAACAAGTACCGTATACAATTTATATAGGATAATATGGCAATGTTTGGTGGCTTACGTGATGTAAGTTTAATAAGAGGATTAAATCGAGAGCTAATGCATGACATTATCACTCAACAAGCTGCTATTTATAAGTTTAAACTGGAAGAAACTGGAGTAAACATTTATGGTGAAGCTGCTGGTGAAAAGTATTATGATGGTCCTTTTTTATTTAATTGTTTAATTAATAGAGAAGATCAAGCATATAACGATGTAGATGAAGGGATTGGATTTGGACAAGGAATTGAATTTGCATTTTTTAGAGATGACTTAAAAGCCGCTAATGTAGTCCCAGAAGTAGGGGATATCATTTTATATCAAAATAACTATTATGGAGTAGACTCAACAGTATCCAACCAGTATTTTGTAGGTAAAAACCCAGACTATCCTAATAATAGTTCTGATGGTACTCCAAACCCATTAAATCCAGGACTAGAACATTTTGGTACCAATTTATCTATTATACTAAAAGCCCATAAAATCCCTAATGATAAAGTAGCTATTTCACCTTATAAAGAAAGATTTTAATGCCTAATTTTAAACCATATCCAAAAAAACAAGTAGAGATTAGTAAAGGATTGCAAACTGCATTTGATACTAAAAGGGGAAATCCTAATAAGGAATTAAATCCTAACAAGTCTCAAACAGGGATTGAATTTAATAGATCAACAAAGATTAGTCAAAAAGGAGACAAATCAAAGACATTTTCAGTTGGGATTAAGGATATTGATGAGGCTGTTTTTTATTATTTTAATAATGTAATAAAACCATTTGTATTTCAAAATGGAGAAAGAAGATCAGTACCTATAATATATGGTAACCCTGAGAGATGGAAATCATACCAAAGAGATGGATATTATAGAGATAAAGGTGGATCTGTAATGTTACCTATTATAGTAATTAAAAGGGATACTATTACAAAAGATAGAAGCACATATAATAAATTGGATTCAAATTCTCCTAACTTATATGGAACATTCCAAAAGGGGTTTAATTCAAAAAACACATATAATAACTTTAATATTTTAAATAATAGAGTCCCTACTAAACAATTTAATACTGTAGTAGTCCCTGATTACTTAGATATTACTTATAGTTGTATTATCCAGACTTACTACATGGAACAATTGAACAAAATAATTGAATCAGTAGAATATGCTTCTGATTCATATTGGGGTAATCCAGAAAGATTTAAATTTAATGCTAGAGTAGATTCTTTTTCAACCGCAGCTGAAATTACAGCAGGTCAAGATAGACTAGTTAAAAGTAATTTTGATATTAACTTAAGAGGTTATATCGTACCGGACGTAATGCAAAAAGATTTAAATGCAATTAAAAAATTAAATTCTAAATCTAAAATAAATATAACAACAGAAACAACAGGAAACATTAATGAAGTTCCGTGATAATCTAAATTAAGGTTTTTATATTATAGTCCAATGAAAGTTTTATTTATAGCACCACATTTAAGTACAGGAGGTATGCCTGCGTTTTTACTAAAACGTATCCAGGCATTACAACAATACAGCAATTTTGAAATTTATGTAATTGAGTGGAAATTTTATAGCCCCGATTATGTTGTCCAAAGAAAACAAATCCAAGAATTAGTAGGAGAAAACTTTTATAGTTTTTTAGGTGATGGATATGCTCAAAAAGGTATTATTGATTTTTGTTATGAAAAAGAAATAGACATAATCCATATAGAAGAAATCCCAGAGGGGTTTGATGGGGGTAATCCCTTTGATTCTGAATTGCAAAAAGATTTATATAATAATAAACACCCCTGGAAAATAATAGAAACGTGTCATAATATTTATTTTAATCCTAAAAAAAATAAATTACATGAACCTGATGGGTATGCTTGTGTTACACCATATCACATAGAACATACTTTTAAAGACCAAAATGCTAAAAAAGCCTTAATACCTTTCCCTATAGATCCTTCAATTCAATCTAATAAAACCAGAGAAGAAGTTTTAGATGAAATTGGATATAGACATAAAGGAGAATTTCATATAATTAATGTAGGATTATGGACCCCAGGAAAAAACCAGGGATATGCTTTAGACATTGCAAAAAAATTGTATGATAAATATGGGTTTACTTACATATTTCATTTTATAGGGAACCAAGCACCTAATTTTAAAGATTATTGGAAACCTTTAATGGAAGATATTCCTCCTAATGTTTTAGTATGGGGGGAAAAAAGCAATACTAAGGACTATTTTAAATTAGCTGATTTAATGTTATTTACTTCTACTTGGGAATGTAACCCCATTGTATTAAAGGAAGCAATTTCTAATAATATTAAAATAATGGCTAATGATTTAGAACATTATGGAGAAGAATATACTAATTTTATTACTAGATTAACAGGAGATACTTTTGTAGATAATAATAATTTAATTGACACCATACATTCACCTATCAAATACAACGATTATGATATAGGGAATAATATGCAGGTATTTGCAAATAATCATATTGAATTTTATACTTCTTTATTAAATGAAAAATAAGATAGAAATTACCTTTAAATATGAACCCAAAGTAGAAATTAAAGGAGATATCCCTAAAGAATATTTAATTGAATTTATTAATAGCGATACTAATATAGTAGAACATTCTTCTAAAATTAAAAATAATATGTGGACTAAATGTAATAAAAGGTACCACATACCCTGGGATATTAGAATAAATGGAGAAATAGTACATAAATGGAACCTTAAGGATAAAAATATTAGGATTTCATTAGATTCAAAATCCATCGGGGATACATTAGCATGGGCCCCCCAAGCAGTAGAATTTGCCAAAAAATATAAATGTAAAGTTACACTATCTACTTTCCATAATGAATGGTTTAAAACCTTACCAGAATATAAAAACATTAATTTTATTCATCCGGGGGAATCTGGTAATTATTATGCTTGTTATAAAGTTGGTTGGTATATGACAGAGGGCAAATGGGATGAAGGAATATATCACCCAACCAAACCTAATACTATACCATTAATTCAAGCTGCTACCGATATTTTAGATCTACCTTATAAAGAAATAAATTATGGGGTTAACTTTAAACCAAAATCAAGACCAATTAAAGAAAAATATATTTGTATAGGACCACATTCAACAGCTGGATTAAAAGAATGGCCTTATCATTATTGGGAAGAACTAGCAAGTATGTTAAATGGTAAAGGTTATAAGGTAGTAGATATATCCTATGAAGATCATAATAAAAAAAATATTATTAATAAGCCTAAATTAAATTGGATAGATACTTTTAATTATCTTTACCATGCAGAATATTTTATAGGGCTGGGTTCAGGTTTATCTTGGTTTAATTGGGCTATGGAAAAACCTACACTAATGATAAATAATTTTATCCCTTATGGATATGAATTCACAAAAGGTTTAACTAAAGTAGAAGATTACTCTGTATGTAATAATTGTTGGGTAGATACTAAATTTCAATTTGATAAAGGGAATTGGGATTGGTGTCCTAGAAACCAAAACACATTATCTCAGCACATTTGTCATAAAAACATTAAACCTCAAAAAGTTTATCAAATTTTATTACAATTATTAAAATTTAAATAATTCTATATATATTTATCATAAAATCAATAAAAATGAAGTTATCAAAAAAAGAGTTACAAGATTTAAACAACCTCCAACAACAAGGAAATGAAATCATTTTCGCATTAGGAGAATTAGCCCTTCAAAAAGAAGGCTTAATAGAACAGTATAGATTTTTATCTTCACAACAAAATGAATTAGGTAAAAGTTTATCTGAAAAGTATGGAGATGGGAAGATTGATCTGAATACAGGAGAAATTACAATCTCAAATGAAGAAAATCAAACACCCCCATCTAGTTCCTAGTTTTTTGAGGAACTCTTTAATATTTATAAATAAATATAATAAATAAACATTATAAAATGGCAGAAACATTAATTTCACCTGGTGTATTGGCTCGAGAAAACGATCAATCTTTTATCCAAGGTCAACCCGTAGAAGCAGGAGCTGCTATCGTAGGACCTGCTGCTAAAGGCCCTGTTGGTATCCCTACTTTAGTAACTTCTTTTAGTGAATATCAAGCAGTTTTCGGTGGCGCAATTACTAGCGGTTCATCCGAATATACTTACTTGACATCAATTTCAGCTAACAATTATTTTTCTCAAGGAGGAAAATCATTATTAGTAACTAGAGTAGCAAAAGGAAACTTTACTGATGCTACTTCATCACATTTGTATAATTTAGTAGAAACAGGAGAATTAGCATTACAATCACTATCCGTTAGTGGTGGTAACGAGGGTGTAGCAGCACCATACAATGGCATTTCCTTAACAGGATCACTTGCAGGAACAGGTGCTACTGCTAATATAGTAAAAGGAATTGGACAAGGAGTTTTATCAAATGCAGCAGATGCTTTATTAGCTTCTATTACCATAGATTCCGCTGGAGTTGCCGATAATCAGTATCCAAACGTCCCTACTACTACTAATGGTGCAGGTTCAGGAGCTGTATTAGAAATAACAGCTAATGGAACAATCACTGGAGTTAATGTAACAACTCAAGGAAGTGGTTATGCCGTTGATGATGAATTATACGTAACAGGAAGTGCTATAGGTTCATCTACTGATGTAGTATTTAAATTAAGCCAAGGAAATGACTTCGAAGTAAAAGTAGATAGCTTTACAATAGTATCTAAAGGAGAAGGATATGCCGTAAATGAAGTAATTTCAGTAGGATCAGCAGATATAGGGGGTGGTAGTGATATTACTTATACCTTAACTGCAGGTGATATTGTAAATCAAGAACCATTTGAATTAGCATCATTATCAGAAGGAGCTATTATGAATAGCGCAGGTGATGAAGTTGGAAATGGTGCCTTAGCTAATGGAACTAAAGATAACATTAGATGGGAAATCGCTTCTTCAAACCAATCATCTGGAACTTTCAGCTTAATAGTACGTAGAGGAGATGATAATCACAGAAATAAATCAATTTTGGAAACTTGGGGTAATTTATCATTAGACCCAAAAGCTCCAAATTATATAGAAAAAGTAATTGGTAACACCAGCTACTCAGTAATAACAGATGGTACAGATTCTTATGTGCAATCATCTGGAGAATATGTAAATAAAAGTAAATACCTAAGAGTAAAATCAGTAATAGCAAAAACACCAGATTATTTTGATAATGCTGGAGCTGCAAAGTCTGAATTTACTGCTAGTTTACCAATAGTAAGCTCAGGTTCATTTGGTGGTGCTGTTGGAGATTTATTTGGTGCTGATGCTAAATTTTATAACGAAATTACAGCAAATGATATCCAAGGATTATCTAGTACTGATTACAATGCATCAATATCATTATTAAGTAATAAAGATGATTATAAATTTAATTTACTAACAGCTCCAGGATTAAATAATTCTGATCATTCAACACAAGTAACATCATTAGTTACTGTTGCTGAAAGCCGTCAAGATTGTATAGCCGTTGTAGATTTAGATGGATATCAAACTCCAATCAGTACAATGATAAACAATGCAGCTGCATTTGATAGTTCATATGCTGCTACTTATTGGCCATGGTTACAAACAATTGATCCTAATACAGGACAAGTTGTTTGGGTACCAGCTTCAACTATGATACCTGGAGTATATGCATTTACAGATGCTTCAAGTGACGCATGGTTCGCACCTGCGGGATTAACAAGAGGAGCTCTTGGAAATGTAACCAAAGCAGAAAGAAAATTAACAACTTCAAATAGAGATTCTTTATATGAAGCTAATATCAACCCAATTGCTACATTCCCAGGAAGTGGAGTTGTAGTATTTGGACAGAAGACACTACAGAAACGAGCTAGCGCATTAGACCGTGTAAATGTACGTAGATTATTAATTGCTTTAAAAGGCTACATATCACAGATATCTGATAATTTAGTATTTGAACAAAACACAATTGCTACAAGAAATTCATTCTTAGCACAAGTGAACCCATACTTAGAATCAGTACAACAAAGACAAGGATTATATGCTTTTAAAGTAGTAATGGATGATACTAATAATACTCCAGATGTAATTGATAGAAATCAACTAGTAGGACAAATTTATTTACAACCAACTAGAACAGCAGAATTTATTATGCTAGATTTTAACGTATTACCAACAGGAGCAGTATTTCCTGAATAAAAACAAAAGAATAGAATATTTATAATAAAATAAAAACATAAAATGGCAGTATTAGATCCTAACGAAATATTTTACACGGCATTTGAGCCAAAACAAAAGAATAGATTTATTCTTTACGTTGATGGATTCCCATCTTACATCATGAAAGGTGTAGGAGCCGTATCTGTAAGCCAAGGTTCAGTACCTTTAAATCACATTAACGTACAACGTTTTGTTAAAGGGAAAACTACTTGGAACACAATTGAATTTACATTATTCGATCCTATTACTCCTTCTGGTGCTCAAGCAGTAATGGAATGGGTACGTTTACACCACGAATCAGTAACTGGTCGTGATGGATATAGTGATTTCTATAAAAAAGACTTAACTATAAACGTATTAGGACCTGTAGGTGATATTGTATCAGAATGGATTATCAAAGGAGCAATGATTACAGAAGCTTCATTTGGAGATTTCAATTGGGATACTGAAAATGCTGCTCAAGAACTTACAATGACAGTTCAACCAGATTACTGTGTATTGAATTTCTAAAAATTTACCCAACCCTCATACCTCAAAAAATTGCTTGGCTTCGGTCAAGCTTTTTTTTATATTGATATTTATCAACGAATAAAACGTTTTAATTAAATAAAGATTATGGCCGAATTTAAATTCCCAACTGAAGAAATCGAAATCCCTTCTAAAGGATTAGTATATCCCGAAGATAATCCTCTATCTAGTGGTAAAGTAGAAATTAAATATATGACTGCTAAAGAAGAGGATATTTTAACCAACCAAGCTTATATTCAAAAAGGTATTGTATTGGATAAACTACTAGAATCAGTAGTAGTATCTAAAATTAATATTGATGATTTAGTTATAGGTGATAAAAATGCACTTTTAATTGCTACCCGTATTTTAGGATATGGAGGTAACTATGAAGTTAATATCAAAGGAAATGATGAAGTAATTGATCTTACAGAACTTGAAAATAAAGATATTGACGAATCTTCTTTCATGAAAGGGGTAAATGAATTTACTTTTACTTTACCAAGTAGTAATACTGTTGTTACTTATAAACTTTTAACAGGTAAAGATGAAAAAGCAATAGAAAGAGAATTAGCAGGTTTAAAGAAGATTAATAAAAATTCTTCACCTGAACTTTCCACAAGACTAAAACACATTATCCTTTCAGTTGATGGGGATACAGAAAAGAAATCAATTAGAGAATTTGTAGATGGCTATTTATTAGCTCGCGATTCTAGAGCACTAAGAGAACATATTAGAGACACACAACCAGATGTAGATCTTAATGTAATTCTAGATTCAGGAGAGGAGGTAAGGGTGCCCATTGGGCTTAACTTTTTTTGGCCTGACGCCTGATTTAGCTCCACAAATTAGAGTAAATGTATTTAAACAAATCCATGAAATTTTATTTCATGGTAAAGGTGGATACGATTACAATACTATATATAATATGCCTTTATGGTTACGTAAATTTACATTCAATGAAATAAAAATGTTTTATGAAAAAGAAGAATCAGCGTATAAAAACCAACAAGAACCAGGTAAAACTTCATTAATAGATGCAGATGGTAAAGTAAATGTCCAGCAATTTAAAAATGCATCCAAAGATTATAAAGGGAAGAGCAGCTATAAATAGTTGCTCTTTTTAATATTTATAACAAAATGTCTTTATGGCAAGCGAACAGGAATTAAATAGAGCGGAAGATCTTCTTAAAAAACAAGAAGCAATAAATAAAGCAAAGGAAAAGCAAAGAGAACTCGATGCTGATATCCTTGGTTTATCTTCTAGTTTAGTAGATTCTATTAAAGAAATTCAAGGTATCTCTACAAAAAGATCCACATTTGATCAAAATTTACTTAAAGTTAATAAAAGTATTAACAAAGAAATCTCAGGTCAAAAATCAGGGTTATCCGATATTTCAACGGTTCAAAAACAAATTGCTAAAAATAGCGATTTAATTAAACAAAGTAAAAGAACAACAAATGCTATAACTGCAAATCTTAATACTAAAGAAAAAGAAGCAGTCCTAGAAGCCCAAAAACAAATGGATATAGCTGCTAAAATGACTAGGTACCAAGACCAGCAATTAGATCAAGCAGCTAAAACAGGAAAATATAATAAATCTGGGGTAGATTTAGCTGAAAAAATGAAAAATGAAGCCCTGGAGGCAGTAGGGGCAAATAGCAAAGGATTAAGCCAAGCAGCTCAACAGGCTATATTTACTTCTCAACATACAAAAGAATTAGAACGCCAAAATTCACTCCGAAAAACAGAAGAAGAAACTCTAGAGGCAATAAATAAATCTTTAGGGTTAAGTGGTGGTTTAGCAAAAGCATTTGGTAAAATTCCTGGCCTTGGTGATAAATCCGAAAAGGCATTTGGTAAAGTCCAAGACAAAATTAAGGGTATGGTAGAAAAAGATGGAATAGGTGCAATACCTAACCGTCTAACAACCGCATCTATGTTTGCTGAAGAATTTGGTAATATCCTTATGGATGCTGCTACAGACCCTTTGGTTATTATTACAGCCATAGGAGCAGCGATGCTTAAAAACAATAAAAAAATAACTGAATTCTCCAGAAGTATGGCTATGTCTACTGAAGATGCAAAAACATTTGCTGGTGAATTTAGCTCAATAGCATATTCTTCTGATGATATAAATACAACTACGGCTAATTTAGTGCATAACTTCCAAGATATGAGTGAAGCTCTTGGTTTTATGGCAAAGTTTTCTAAGGATACTTTAGAAACCTCTACAAAATTACAATATTCATTAGGAATAAGTGCAGAATCAGTAGCAAATTTAGCAGGAGCAGCTGAAGTAACGGGTGGTAATTTTGATGATCAATACAAAAATGCACTTGCTATTAGTCATGAAGCCCAAAGAGAATTAGGAGTAAGGGTTGACTTAAGAAAAGTATTAGAACAATCAGGTAAAGTAACAGGACAAATACGAGCCAATTTAGGTGGAAGTATTGAGGAAATAGCAGAAGCAGTTACTAAAGCTACATTATTCGGTTCTACATTAGAAGATGTAGCTAATATGGGTAGTAAGCTTTTAGATTTTGAATCATCAATAACTGCAGAATTAGAGGCAGAAATGCTAATTGGTAAAAATCTTAACCTTGAAAGAGCAAGAGCAGCAGCTTTAGCTGGAGATCAAGTTACATTAATGGAAGAATTGAATTCACAAATGGGTTCATTAGAAGACTTCCAAAATATGAATGTTATACAACAGCAAGCTTTAGCAAGTGCTATGGGTATGACAGGAGACCAGTTATCAGATATTCTAATGAAACAGGAAATTCAAGGTAGAACTGCTGAAGAGTTAAAGGCAATGGGTAAAGATGAATTAGCTGCCATTGTTGAAAAACAAGATGCCCAACAATCTTTTAATGCTGCAGTAGCTCAATTAAAGGGTTTACTAGCAGATTCTGTTAAATTTTTAAACCCAATTATGGAAGGGTTTTCTTTTATAGTACAAAAAGCTGTAGAATTTAAAGATGTATTTTTAGCACTTACCGGACTACAATTAGCATATATAGGATACCAGAAAATATCTAAAGCTTTAAAAGTTGCTGACTTAGCTTTAACTAAGAAAAACTTTTTCCAAAGTTTAGGTTCATTGATAGTGGAGGCAGCAAAATCAGTTGCCAAAATCCCATTTGTAGGTCCTGCTTTAGCAATTGCTGCTGGTGCTGCTATTTATGGTGCTTTTAAAGGATATGGAAGTAAAGGAGATGATATAATGTCTCCTGGGGGAAATGCAAGCGGTTATGGTAACAGAACATTATTTGGGCCTGAAGGTGCAATATCATTAAATAACAAAGATACAGTTATAGCAGGTACAAACTTATTTGATAAGGGTGATGATGTTATATCTAAAGGTGCTGGGGAAGTTAAGATCCCAACCCAAGATAATAGAGTAGGAAACGAAACTAATCGATTACTTCAAACCTTAATAGGACAAAATGCTAAAAAACCAGAATTATCCCCTGTTGGTTTATATGAAGTTCAATAATATAATATTTATAATAAAATAAAATCATGGGATTATTAGACAAATTACAAGACAAAGGATCAGTTCTATCTAATATAAATGGAACTCAACCACCATCAACAAACCTTTTAGCAACTAAACTCCAACCAGCAGTTTCAAATTTTGATTTAGATGGGGTAACACCTGAAAAATATATAGACAATTTACCTAAATAAAAACATAAATGGGGCTAGTTGATTTAACAACAGATTTAAAGTCTCTACGTTATGGAAAGGATAGAATAGGAGGTGGCTCTAGTGGTCAACCATATATCAAAACAGATATACCTGATAGCTTTTCAGATGTAGGGAAAACTGGGGGACCAGATGTCCTTTTACGAGGTGGAACTTTAACACCTGGTAGAGCGGCTAGAGATGTCTCTAGGTTAACCCAAATGTTCTTTGATTTTAAATCAATTGGAGGTCCCTTATTTATAGCAAAAGAAAATATACTTTCCCGTACTTCAGTTGCCACAGATGGTAAAGGTAAAGCGTTAAATAACGGTGTATACTTGCCTACTTCTACTTTATTACAGAGCGCTGGTAACCCTTTAGGTTTGCATTTAAATAAACAAGGAATTGATCCATTTAAAGGTATAGGAAAAAATGGGGGAGGTATATTTGAATTATTTGGTGGTTCAGATCCATTAGGTCAACCTACATATGTTGAAATAACAACAAACCCTAATTATAAAAGTAAATTAGAAGGATTTGTTAAGAATAAAATTAATACTAAAACAGACTCTCCCGAATTATTTAATTATCAAGGTGGTCCTGGTTCAATATTAGGTATAGGAAAAACAATAATACCCTTATCTAAACAAAGAACAGGCCTAAACAACCCAAATTTAAATTATACTACAGGATCATATGTAGTTGGAGGTTCTATAGCAAATGGGTTTTTTAATCTTAATGTTTATAATGAAAGTAAATATACTTCTCCAACTGATAAATCAGATATAACATTAA